ACCTCGGATACCAGGAAGTGGATGTGGTCGTGGTGGCTCTGGACAAGCAGAGAGAGAAGGCTCTGAACATCGCACTGAATAAGATTACAGGCGAATGGGATGAAGTGAAGTTAAAAGATCTGCTGCTTGACCTCGACCTCGGAGATTACGACATATCACTGACAGGCTTCGAGCAGAACGACCTCACGGAACTGGTGGACAAACTCGCTATCGAGCCGGAAGCAGTGGACGATGACTTCAATGAGGACGAAGCACTGGAGCAGGCGGAAGCCGAACCAGTAACCAAACTCGGAGATGTGTGGCTACTGGGCAGACACAGGCTCATGTGCGGAGACAGCACATCGCAGGACGACATGGCGGTTCTGATGAATGGAGAAATCGCAGACCTTGTCGTCACTGATCCGCCATACAATGTCAACTACGGAGACAAGGCAGAGATGCTCGATGAGTACCTCCCTGCCAAAGGACACCGCAACATCAACCACATCAAGAACGATAATATGGACAACCAGAGTTTCTATTCGTTCTTACTGGCAACCTACCAGAGTGCTTATGAATTTATGAGAGCCGGGGCAGCAATCTATGTATTCCACGCAGAGAGTACCGGACACATATTCAGACAGGCATTTCTTGACGCAGGACTGAAACTCGCCCAGTGCTTAATCTGGGAAAAGAACGCATTCGTCCTCGGCAGACAGGACTACCAGTGGAGACACGAACCGTGTCTGTATGGATGGAAAGAGGGTGCGGCGCATTACTTCATCAATGACAGGACACAGGACACCGTCATTCTGGAAGATGACATAGACTTCAGTGCCATGAAGAAAAATGACCTCGTGGCATATTTGGAAGAACTCCGCAGGAAAAACAGAGATCAGACCTCTGTTATTTACGAGAACAAACCGACAAGGAATGACATACACCCGACCATGAAGCCAATCGCACTGGTCGGAAAATTCATAACCAATTCCAGTAAGTCCGGATGGAATGTACTGGATCTGTTCGGTGGAAGCGGCAGCACCCTCATGGCCGCAGAACAACTGGGAAGGACGGCATTCATCATGGAACTGGATGAGAGATTCTGTGATGTGATCGTGAAACGGTGGGAAGATTACACCGGGCAGCAGGCAGTCCGAATCCCGGCAGAGGATGTAAAGTAGAATGGCAGAGGAACAGCAGGGCGGCTTCTACCGTGTAGAGGTCATCGCTTCTCTGTTCGGAGTAACGGTGCGAAGGGTGCAGCAGCTTACTCAAGAGGGCATCATATCAACAACCAAGACCAAAGAGGGGAATCGGTATGAATTAGCACCTACCATTCAGAGGTATGTCAAATACCTTTCAGACAAGGCATACGGAAAAAGCAAGTCCGAAAAGGAAGCCGAACTGAGGGAACAGAAATTGCAGGCAGAGATCGCCCTCAAGGAATCCCAGGGAGAAATGCATAGATTAAAGACAGAAATCGCATCGGGTAAGTACATCGACATCGAGGAAGTGAAGATGGACTATAGCCGATTTTTTGTTTCATTCAAAAAGTTTGCATTATCCCTGCCGAGCCGACTATCCGGCAGAATCAGCGGTCACTGCGACCCGATGGAGATTCGCTCGATAGAAAAGGATCTGAACGCAGAAATCATCCGGTTATTAAACAGCTTTGTGGTGGCAGGCTGCACACCGGAAGAAATGGAAAAGAAAAAGCGTGGCAAGAAATCCGTATCGTAGATACGAGGTCACAGAATACCAGAAGGAAGCCTTAAAGTTCCTACAGCCACCAGAGGACATCACGGTATCGGAGTGGGCAGACAAGTACAGGGTACTGGATGCCAAGACCTCTGCAATGCCGGGACCATGGCGGACAGAACACACCCCATACCTTAAAGGCATCATGGATGAGTTCAACAATTATGAGACAGAGGAAATCGTCTACGTGAAGCCTACGCAGGTAGGTGGAACAGAGTGCCTCCAGAACATGGTAGGTTACATCGTCCAACAGGACCCTGCGCCGACCATGATCGTATACCCGACAGATACGCTCGCCAAATCCATATCGGAGAACAGACTGCAGCCGATGTTCAAGGCAGCACCGGAACTCCGAAAGAGGTTTGATGAGAACTCGCAGTTGCAGGAATTGCAGTTTGATGGAATGTATCTGACACTGGCAGGCTCGAACTCCCCATCAAGCCTTGCGAGTAAGGCGATCCGATTCCTGTTTCTCGATGAGGTGGATAAATATCCAGGGGCATCCAAGAAGGAAGCCGACCCGGTCAGTCTGGCAAGGGAACGAACCAAGACGTTCCACAACAGGAAGATATTCATTACAAGCACACCGACACTGAAAACAGGGCATATCTGGAAAGCCAAGGAAGATGCAGACATAGAGAAGCACTATTTCGTTCCATGTCCGCACTGCGGGGAATACATCGAACTCAAGTGGAAGCAGATACACTTCCCCAAAGAGGAAGGGATGAGTTACGCAGACCGTGCAGAATTCGCAACCTATGTATGCCAGGAGTGCGGATGCGTAATCACAGACCAGGACAAGCCGGAGATGCTCCGCAAGGGAGAGTGGCGGACGGTCAAGGAAAACACCAAGTTCGTCCGCAAGGTAGCATTCTGGATGAACACCTTGTACTCTCCATTTGTTCGCTTTTCGGAGATTGTAAAGGAATTTTTGGACAGCAAGGATGACCCGGAGAAGCTACAGAACTTTGTCAACTCATGGCTCGCAGAGCCGTGGGAGGATACCAAGTTAAAGACTAACGCAGACCTCGTCATGGAAAGACAGACCGAGTACGAGGAACTGGTAGTGCCGGAGTGGGCAAAACTGCTCACGGCAGGAGTCGATGTACAGGAGAACTGCCTATACTGGAGCATCAGAGCGTGGGGCAATTACCTCACAAGCCAGAACATAGCACATGGGCAGGCTTTCTCATTCCAGGAAGTCGAGAGAATCATGAACCTCGAATACCAGATGCCGGATAGCACACCACTGGTCGTAGCACTGGCACTGATTGACTCCGGTAATGACGCAGATACGGTGTACGATTTCTGCGCCAACAATTCAGAATGGGCACTGCCAAGCAAAGGTTCATCAAACCCGATGCTGTCGCACTACAAACTGTCCAAGGTAAATAAGAGCGACAGCAAGGCATACGGCATGAATCTGGTACTGGTGGACACCGGAAAATATAAGGACATGATCGCCGGACGAATGCAGAAAAAGAACGGCAGTGGATCATGGATGGTTTACCAGGGATGTGACAGAGAGTACGCAGAGCAGGTAACTGCGGAACATAAAGTGAATGTCAAAATGGGAAACGGCAAGGTCAAACAGGAATGGCAGCAGAAAACCTCCCACGCAGACAACCACTACTTGGACTGCGAGGTATACGCAACAGCAGCGGCAGACATCCTCGGAGTACGAACCCTGCATCTGAATGAGATACAGGAAAATGAGCAACCAAAGAAACAGGAAACAACCCAGTACACCCCGGAAGAACACTGGATCAGTCAGAACGAAGGGTCATGGGTATAAAGGAGGCAGAGCATGGCAGCAGTAGAATCCAATTACAATGCTTCGGAAATGCTAACCGAAGTAAATAATGCCATTTACGCAGTGCTCGTAGGCGGCCAGTCTTACAAGATTGGTACAAGACAGCTTACCCGTGCCGACCTTAGCCTGCTCTACAAGTTAAGGAACGACCTCACAGCACAGATCGCAGCAGAGGGTTCAACCAGTTTACTGGATGATACCTATGTCGCAGTATTTGATGGGAGGTAGGACATGAACTGGTTAGACGGAATCATAGGTTTTATATCCCCGGAATGGGGAGCACGCAGGGAGGCATGGAGACAGAGCCTAACTGAAATGAGAAACTACGATGCAGGCAACTACGACAGGGGCAATGCGAACTGGAGAGTCCTCAATCAGTCAGCAGAATTTACAGACCGGTACAGTCGTGACAATGTCCGGGCGAGAGCCAGAGACTTGGAGCGAAACTCCGATATGATGAATTCGGTCATCGGAGCATACAAGAGGAATGTGATCGGTGGCGGATATGCACTGCAGGCAAAAACAGGAAGCGACAAGACCAACGAACTCATCCAGACAGCCTGGAAGAAATGGTGCAAGAAACAGAACTGCGATGTGACCGGAACGCAGTCCTTCACGCAGATGATGAGAATGTGCGTGAAGCGAAAGAAGGTTGATGGCGGAATCCTTATCGTAAAGAGATACACCAAGGACGGATACCTCCCATTCAAGCTTCAGACATTCGAGGTGGACGAACTGGACAACTCGCAGATGCTCCCGAAGAAAAAAGGGAACAAGGTAGTCGGTGGTATTGAAATGAATGAGTATAACAAGCCAATGGGGTACTGGATCAGACAGTATTCCGTGGACGGAATGGCACTCTCAAATCCCGTGTATGTGGATGCGAAAGATGTCATTTTTTTATACACAAAACACCGTCCATCGCAGGTGCGTGAGATGTCCGATATGAGTCCGACAATCACAAGAATCCGAGACGCTAACGAATTTATGATAGCCGTATCGGTCAAAGAGCGAATAGCGGCCTGCCTGTCGGTATTCATTAAAAAACAATTACCGACAACCGGAATCGGTCGTCAAAACGGCAGTGTTCCGGGACCGCACCAGGACTACCAGGGTAAATCCATCGCACCCGGCATGATAAAGGAACTGAATGCCGGAGATGAGATACAGGTAGTAAACCCGACCGGACAAGCAACGGATGCAGCAAGCTACATCAAACTGCAGCAGAGACTTGTCGGAGCAGGACAGGGCATCAGTTATGAAGCCACAAGCCGTGATATGTCGGAAAGCAACTACTCCTCAACCAGACAGGGCATCATCGAGGATGATATGACCTATGCAGAGGAGAAAGAGATGCTGATGGAAGTCATGGACGAAATATATGAGACTTTCGTTATTTCCATGTGGCTTGCGGGAGAACTGGAGGCAAAGGACTTCTGGGAGAATAAGGATAAATACTTCGAGCACGCATGGATCACTGCACCGAAGAAATGGATTGATCCGCAGAAAGAAGCAAACGCAAATAAGATTGCTCTCAATACCGGACAAAAGACCTTCAAGCAGATTGCTGCTGAACAGGGTCGTGACTGGAAAGAGCAGATCGATGAGATGGCAGAGGTACTCGAATACGCAAAGGATAAGGGTATCGACTTAGGAGGTGTGATTTTTGATCAGACAGCAGCAGAACTCTATGAGGACGAAGAACCTGCCAACACTCCTCAAGAGGGAACAGGACAGCAAGCCGGAGAAGAAACCGGGCAAGAAGCAGGCGAAGGCGATGGAACATCGCAAGAAGGAGAAGCAGACAACCAGGGA